CGAGCCCGTCAACGCCCACCATTGCAGTCTGTGCGATACGCAGCGGTAGTTCAGTTGGTTAGAATACCGGCCTGTCACGCCGGTGGTCGCGGGTTCGAGTCCCGTCCGCTGCGCCATTTATTTGATAATGGCTTTGGTATCGTGTTAATGGCTATTCACTGTATACCGTGAAGGACATGTTTTAAACATACAGGTAAAATTTTTGTATGTTGCTTTATTTACGCAGCGGTAGTTCAGTTGGTTAGAATACCGGCCTGTCACGCCGGTGGTCGCGGGTTCGAGTCCCGTCCGCTGCGCCATATTCGAAAAACGCGTTCTGATCAGATCAGAGCGCGTTTTTTTTGTGCCTGTACATTGTCAGTGATTTGTTTTTTTCTGAGTCTTTTGTCTGTAAGTTTTCGGCTGCTTTTGCACTAATTTGCATCTGCTTTTGCACTAACTTTTTACGATTGCTTTTGCACTAAATCAACCCGTACGTAGCCAAACACTCACAACACGATAAGGCTGCATGACGTTAAATGGTTCACCACCCCCAGCTTTGCCATGATCACTGAGCTTCATCCCGTAACCATTGTCTGTTTGCAACGTATCATTAAAGAGTACTTGGTCTTCGTAGGGTGTCAGCTCGTATGAGTCAGGGTCAAATTCATCATTAAGTTCAACATCCCCCGTTGCGTCAATAATGGGCAATGGGTGTTTATGGTCTTTGAGTTCAGCCAGTTGCTGTTTATGATCAATCTCACCGCCCGTTTCACCATTCGCAAACGTCCGAGTCACATTAGGTCGTGCCGCGTCATCAATGGCGGCTGAATAATCAATCGTAATTGAGCCAGCACCAACCGCCACACGCCCTGCCATTTCAGCATCTAACGCCCACGTGCCCCAACCCAAATGGCTTGCATCAGCAGGATTTAGGCCGTCATAGGTGGTATAGCGTCCTTTGCCGACAGGCCAAACCCGATTACGCTCGGCATTACGTTCGTTAATAATGGCTTGTTGCATGGCTGCGGCCAGCGTTGTGATGGCTGTCGATAAACGAGAATCAACCTCGTCTAACGCGGTATTTGATGCAAAAAACGAGTTTAATGCTGTCCATAGCTGATGGTTTGTACCTTTTTCTAACGGCGTACCTGTCGCTTCAATGACTGTCGAAACTTCTTCTTGTATGGCGTTGAGGTGGGCAGGGTCAAGGTAGGTGGCATCTTGCCCAGCAAGGTCGGTGTTGTCATTAAATCCGGCTTTGCCCGCGCCATTTTGGTTTGGCCGAGCGTTGACTGTATCAATGCGATGCATGTTTAAACCTCAATAATATCGACACGCCACGCGCAGGGCAGGTAGTGGTCTGTGAGACAGGATATGTCGGCAGTATGGGGTGATTGCACGCGAATGGTCAGACGGAACCTGTTCCGAATCGTGTTTGTCGGTGCATTCGATGGTGCGTTGCACATGGTCGGTCTGTAGCGTTGAATGTTTAAAACGGTCATGCCAAATGACGCAAACAAGTTGATTATTCCGGCTTGGTTATAGTGTTTTTGCGGTTGTCTGGCTTGCTCAATCGCTGCAATGCGCTCGGCTTGTGTGAGGCTTGTGGTGATGCTACAGGCACGGGGTAGGCTGTAGTCCTGTTCGTATTCACGGATTAGCTCAGGCGGTATGGCGCTGGCGGCTTCTAGCAGTAAGTCAGCCGTTGTCGCTGCGTGTTTTAATGCGTGGGCGTGGGCGGTGATGTCTTTGTCGATCAGTGTGCCTTGTGCAGTTTCATAGCCACCGATAGGCAGTGATAGCAGTAAGACGTCGGTATATTGCCGCATTTAGGCCACCGTCACTGCGCCACGGCGCAGCCATTCTAGGGTTGTCCAGTCTACGAGCGGATAGATGTTGGTGTTGGGTGTGAGTTGCACGTCTGTGACGCCAGCATGGCCGATAATCCGTCCGGTCAGTACCGATTCTCGGTAGGGTTCGGCAGGTTCTAGGCCGTCAAGGTAGTCTTCGATAATGGACTGGACGGCAGCTTGATCAATATTGCGACCGGTGAGGGCGGCATGCACATCTAATGGGACGGCATCGGGGGCGTAGGCTCTAACGTCTTCATGCGCTACCGCCGTCAATTCTAACGCGGCTTGTACGTCAGCGAGTACGGCTGGGCTGGGTCGGTCGGCACCATTTGCACCATAGGCAGTGATGGCCACGTCGGTACTGCCCAGTCCTCGGCGTTGTCTGTACACATAGACGTGTAAGACGGCAGGCACACTACGCGCTGCGAGTTTGTAGTCGTCATCACGCCCTTGGCTTTGGCCGAGTGATTGCGCATCAAGCAGGCGCGACCGCCAGCTTTCTAACGGTTCGGTGTCCGCACCCCCTGATAAGGTGACGATGGTGGCCAGTGAGCGTAGACCAGCGACAGGGCTGATCCATGTCAGGGTTGATGCGGCCAGTGCATTGTGACTTGCACCGAGTGTTTCGGCTTCAATGGCAACAGAGAGTGCTTGGTCGGCGACCAGTGTGACGGCGGCGATGGTTTGCCAGTAGTGGCCTTTGCCGTCGCCAAGACGTGAGCCTGCGGGCAGCGTGACACCTGAGCTGCTGCCCAACGCCAAGACTTGACCGGTTGCCAATGCGCCACCGAGCCTCGGCATGACCAGACGTTCGGCGTGGATGGCAAGACCGACTTCATCAGCCGTGCGAATAAACAGTTGGCGTTCAATCCATTGCTGGTGGCTGTATAGCCCTTCGACCACGGCTGCTGTGCCTGCGGCACGGATGGCAAAGTCTGAGTCATCCAATAGGGCTTGGCCGGTGAGGTTGCGGCCTTCGGTGAGGATGGTTTGGCGGATTTGTTCAAACGTGGGAATAGGGTATGACATTAGCCACCTACCTGTACGATATGGGTCAGTTGTAGCGATGTGCCATTGGGTTGCGTGATGGCAATCTTGAGTGCTAATTGGCTGACGTGCGGTTGTGTGGCCACCACGGACAGATCGGTTATCCGCCCATCGGTCAGCAGGGGTGCTAAGGCTTCGGTGGTGTATTGTTCGGCCAGTTTTTTAAGCCGTGGCAGGTCTTTGGATCGACAGAGTAAATGCAGGTGACTGCCCAACGTTGGGTCAAACCAGAACGCGCCTCGATGCGCCCGTAGGCGCAGTAAAACGGCCTGAATCAGTGATGAGCTGACCGGATCATCGAGTGAGTCGGGCAGATAGTCACGGGTGTCAAGATCAAGCGTCGCCATGCTTATTCGCCCATTTTGTAGATTGGTGTGCCATTGGGCACATGACCCGTGTGTGTGTTGAAGGCGCTACGGATGGCTGCCAGATTGCCCGTGCTGTCGCTGAGGGTGGCGGCCTTGAGCGCCCCTACAACCTCAACGTTGCCGACGATGCGGATGCCTGTTGCGCCAAGGTGAATCTGGTGGCCGAATTGGTCGTAAATGCAGGTTTCACCCGCACTGACGGTGACGACGACCGAGCCGCCCCGACTGGCAATAATCACCGAACGCGCTGATTTGCCCATCAGCGGCAACATGATGACCTCGGCGTCTAACGGCAGGCCTGAGACAAATCCGATGTGTTGCATGACGGGGGTGTCGGGGTAAATTTCGCCGTTTAAACCCGTAACCTGTGGGGCAGTTGCCGGTGCGGTAATGCGAGCCATAAAGGGCAGGCGAATGTGTGCGAGCAAGCGGCGGGCGTGTTGATCAAAGGCTTTAAGCATCGGGCATTTCCTCCGTGGCTGGGTCAGCGGCATCAGGCTGTTCGACGGGGGCGATGGGCTGCATCCAGTATTGTTTACGTCTCAGCCGCAGTTCGGTGGTTTTGCCGGTTTGGCGCGATAGACGTAGGGTGCGGCCAAAGATGACCCAGTCGCCGTTTGCTGCCGGTCGGGTGATGTCGCTGTGATAGTGGACTGTCCAGCCGGTTTGCCAGACTTGCCCAGTGCTACACGTCCAGCCCACCACAGAGACGGTCAGTGTGTAGGCGTGCAGGTTGCCGTCTTGCATGATTTTTTTAGCGCGGTTGCTGGCTTGGTCGTTGTTGTCAGCCAGTGCTTCGAGTGTGATTTTGCGGCGGGTGTAGGGCAGGCGTTGGCTGGCTTTGCCGGTATACTCTGGGGTGTCAGGTTGGTCTTTTTTGCTGGGGGTCAGGTCTTGGCCATCATAGGTTTGATCGGTATTTTCTTCTGTTGCATAAAACGAGCGATGCGTTTGGTTGTCTTGACCCAGCACAATGACTTGGCTGTATAAATCTGCAATGTCTTCAGTGTATTCAGCCGACAGCACATTGTTTTTTGAGCCATCGCGGTTTAAGTACAGGGTTGGAATGGGGGGCTGCCGGCCATTAAACGGGTTGCCAATGTGCAACGCACCGTTGGGTTCTGCCCAGATGTATTGCCCAGCCGCTTCGGCAGCTCTGACCACCGCAGACCAAATGCTTTCGGCAGGTTCGACGGCGGTTTTTGCCGTGGCATAGTCAATGCCTTTGTCGACCAATAAGCCCTGCACAATCGAGCTAAATTCCGCAATGTATTTGCCGACGATGTCTGCCAAGGTCACTTTTTGTTGCACAGTCAACGGGACTGAGTTGTCGAGTAGCACTCCCACCACGTCACGTCCTGTTATTGCCAAGCGGTGGCCTTGGCGATTGACCACGTCTGGGATGCGGTCAATCACGCCCTTTAAAATGGGTTGATTGCGATAGCTGACGTCAATCACTGCCCCGATTTTAACAGCGGGTGGCAGGGCATTTTCTGGTGGATTAAACAAGGTGAGTGACCATGCGTCGGCAGGAATTTCGAGGTCACTGTCGATGGAGACTTCGTCCCAGTGTTTGCATTCATAGCCGCCCACCGTCAGGGTGATATTGTCAGTCGGCATATGCGGATACCTCGCCACCCACGATCACCGCAGGGTTAATCAGGTCGGGGTTGAGTCGTGTCAGCTCAACGGCACGGGTGTGGTCGCCATACCAACGATGTGCGAGCAAGCGCAGGTGAGTGGGTGTGGTGATGGGTCGTGATTGCAAGGATGGACGGCGGGCAATCAGGGCATCGATTTGGGTTTGAATCACATCAGCCGCTTGTTTGAGACGTGCCACTTGAGTCTGGGTGGCCAACGGAATCGGCGGGGTGCTGGCGGCATTCTGGCTGGCTTGGGTGGCTGCTGCTGCACGTTCTAACGCAATGAGTTGGGTGATTTGGCCGCGCACGTCGTTGCGAATGCTGACTAATTCGGCAGGGGACAACGTGGCACGCTGGGTCTGCTGCACGATGATGGCTTGTGCGGCTGACAGCAGGGCGGCGGCTTGCAGGCTGCGACCGACGTGCCGCAGGGGTTCGGGGTGTGCGTCAGTGTTAAACAGCCCACCAAACAATTGCAGGCGCTTGCCAATCGAGCGCCATTCGGCAATGACCGATGCACCGGTCGGGATGGCGTAAACCAGCCCAGCCACGTCCGATAAAATGCCGTTAATCCATGCCGGTGGACTGAGGGCGTTGTTAATCACGCTGTTGACCGTGTTTAAATAGCCACGGACTGTTTTGATGCCCGTGCGGATTTGATCCACCAATGTTGCCGCTTCAATCGCTTGTGGAAAATAGGGCAGTTGATCTTGTAGGGTTTGCAGGCGCTGGGCAGGTGTTGCCATGACCAATGCTGCGACGTTGAGCGAGGTATTGGGCGTGGGGATAAACAATGCACGGGCGGGGGCGGTTGGCGCTAGTACAAAGTCAATGGTGACGGAACAACCGTCGATGGTGTCTGTGTCGTGGTTGACGGTGTATGACGTGACCGATGCTTGCAGGCGACCAAACTGTGGGTGCATAAAATCACCCCTGCCGGTTTGATCTAACGCCAACACCAAGGCATCACGATACTGCTCGTAGTCATCACCGGTGATCCATGCCCGCAGGGTGACTTTGCGTGGGTCAGCACCGAGGTCTTCAATGATGGCGGTGTCACTATACGGTGCTTGATAGATGACTTGCTGGCGGTTGCGACTGTCTGCGATGCGCTCACAATCAAAGCGCACGCCGCGAAAACTTGCATCCTGTAGTGTGTCTGCCCATGCCATAAAAAAAGCCTCAGTTCTGAGGCTCATCATTGCAAACGGGGTGCTAAAGGTCAGACGGAATCAATTCCTTATGGGCGGTAGGGCATGCCACGGCGGCTTTCTTGTGTAACAGATTGGGAGAGTCCAGACAGTAAGTCTGTTGGTGTGGGCATACTGATCGGGCGTAATGCCTGCAATGCGTCTTTGAGTTCTCGGGTTTGTTTTTCTATGGCTGCTTCATAAGCCGCTTGGGTTTCTAACGCTTGCTGGGCAGTATCATTGCCAAAAAATGCAAGCGTTTTAGCAATTCCTTCACCCAGTGCATTATCAAAATTTTGTCCGGTTTCAGTCTGCATATAACCCATACGTGCAAGTGTACCCACACCGTAGCCCACACCGCCCGCCAAAGTGACACCCCCTGCTAAAGCCGCGCCTCCGACCACACCAGCACCTGCCAACGCCCCAACACCCATGCCACCGACACCAAGTGCCGCTGTGCCAATGCCGCCTAACAGTGCCATTGTACCCAACCCTGCACCACCTGCTGCCACACCAGCTCCAGCCCCCAGCACAGCGCTACCCATTTTTACGCCTGCTAAAACAAATAAAGCACCTGTTGCAGCAACGGCTGCTGCAGCAAGGTTTTCATGCTTGGCGGCAGTGTCGACAACCTTACCTTCAAGATGACCCAGTGATTCAGCAAGAGAGTTATACAAGTGCGTTTGTGCAAACAGTTTTTCTTGTTCCAACGCCTGATTTTTAGCCCACTCGGTATCTTGTACTACCGCTAAGTTTGAATCTGTGCGGCCACTCGCATCAGTTCTTAGTTGACCCTCTAGCGAGGCCAAAGCATCTTTGTTGTACACGGTGGCATAGGCCGCCATCAACGCTTGACGGTCTGCAATGATGTGACCAATTTCGCTACCGGCAGCGATGTCTGCCATTGCGCCCAGCGTTTGGTTTTTTTTAGTACCGTCTTTTTCAGTGAGCATTTGTTTTTTGAGCTTTGCGTACTGTGGGTTTGCCGCAAACTGACGCTCTAAAACGTTGACAAATGCATCAACAGCATAGACGCCTTGGCTTCTTTCGTTGATTGCCTTTGTTGGCCAGTCAAATTCCCAATGTTGATTTTTACCTTTTCCCATCGGTTTTTTAGGGTCATCTTTTTGTGGCTTAACCACGCGACCCATCGATTCAGCCAGCTCACGACTTGATAATTTTGCCAGTAAGTTGACGACATTGTTACCGGCCTCATCACTTGATGCCGCCGTTGTTTTTGCAATTTGGTTTAGTCCGACCAGCTTAATCAGCCCTTCCTCACCGCCGTAGCCAATTGATTTAGCCGCTGCCATTTGCGCTTTGAGCCATTTAGCTTGATCGCGGTATTCAAATGATCCCAACTCACCGCCACGCAGTGCGATATCATGACCAAGCTGTAAGTTTTTCACACCAAAACCTGACATCGCCACATGTAAGTTGGCGGCATCCTCTGTTGATGCACCAGCCGCAAAGGCTGCTTTTGATGCAGTATTGAGTTCAGGCTGTACTGTTTTTAGGTCATATTTGCCTGACGCTAGTAATGCATTGAGTGCTGTAGCAATGTCTTCTCGTGTACCGCCTGCATCGTGTGCGGCGCGCTTAACATATTCGTTTAATGTATACCGCGCTTCCAGTCGGTCTTTTTTAGTATATTTTTTATCACCCGTTGCGGTAAGTGCCATATATGTCAGTTGTTGATCATAAGACCGTGCTTGCTTGAGTGGCTCGCTAATCACTGCTTTTGCTGCCATTAACCCACCCGCCAGACCTCCAAGTTTACCCAGCGCCCCACCCATA